GAGAAAAGGACGCCCGCTCACGTCGGCGTAGTGCTGCCGCAGAAAGAGCGGCGCGGACATGGCCGGAATCCAGTAGTCGTGCGGGATTGCCTGCTCATGACCGGACGCGACCACGCCGGAAACGAGGAGATCGCCCACGAGCGAGAACAGCTCAGGCGAGCACGAAATTGCCACGTCGCAATAACGCTCGCGCAGGTCGCGCACGTGCCGCATCTGATTGATCTGATCGCCTAGCCCGCCCTCCAGCCTAAGCAGAACAGTTCCTAGCGATTCACCATCCCACATCGGCGCAGTCGTGCGCGGAGCAGGATCACCGAAGACACCGACGCGCCGCCCACGGTAGAGCAGGCGGTGACCATCCAGAAGATTGCCGCGCCGCAACTCGTAGAATCCGCGATTGAATGCCGCGCGTGAATCGTCCGGCCTCGTCCTTGCCAGTTCGTCTGCGATCCGCTCGCCCTCGTCCAGATCGCCCATTTTTGCGGCGGCGAGTTGCAGGTCGAGGAGATCCGGTTCCGGCTTGGTTCGCGGCTGATCAAGCCAGAACTCGGGCTGACAGAATCGCGCGTAGTGGTGCCGCAGCACCTCGCGCGGATCCGGCGTGGCAGCGCGGGCCAACTTCGGCCGCACGTTGTGCAGTCCGGCATAACCGTGTATTCCCTCGTCGTCTTCCTTGAATGGCTCGCCGTCGATCCGGTCCAGATCGTGCGTGAACGGGTCGAGGCCGAGGAACTCATGCACGCGCGAGAGTTGACCGCGCGGGTCTGCCATGAGGTCGTCGTACTCCACGATCAGAAAGCTTTCCCGGTCGTGCTCGTATCCGGCCCGCAATGACTGATACGCCGCTTTGAGATGCGTTGCCAGTTCGCCCCGGTCCATCCACTCGTCGAGGTTGTCCGGCTTTGCGATGCGGACGAATGACGCCATGCAGTCCGGGATTGATCTGACCGTTGCCACGATGCGCGGACGCCGACCGAGAACCTGGCGCATCGCGGACATGATGACCGGCACAGGCCAGCCCCGCGACTTGTCGAGCACGGCAGGCTTGGCCTGCTCGCCGTAGTACCCGCTAATCAGGCCACGCATGGCCGCAGCGAGGCGGGCGCGGTCTGGGTCATTCTTAAGCAGCAGCGGCGTGCTGTGCCACGTATTGGCCAGTCCATCGAGCGCGAAGACTAGCCCGCTCGTCGTGGACACGTGCAGCTGCGGGTGTTGGTTCAGAACCGCCGCGAGCACGGTCGAACCGGACCGGGGAATCCCGGACAGAAAATGCAGGTTCACGAATGCCAGAGCTTCGCGGCCCGCTCCCGTGCGTGTTCGACCGCTTCGACGGTGAACAAGTACCGCTCGCCGTCTACCTCAATGCCGCGATATATCATGTCCGCGCGCGGCCCACGACCGCGACGGCCAACCCAGACTTGCACCCAGCCCTGCGGGTACGGGAGAAACCATCCTGCTACGCGAGTAATCAGCTTCAGCATGGACGGGCCCGAACTGTCAAAGCCGCCGCGACGGCACAAAAGGAAAGCCCGGCGAGTGTTGACGCACTCAACCGGGCCGATGCTCAGAGAGCACCACACTACGCACACGCTGCAGCGCTCTCCGCCCCATCGCAAGCCCGAACCTAAAAACTCAGCGACGTTTACGCAGGCACGACACGCGCCGCCATCCACCGGAGCACCGTACCCAGTAGATCGGTTTACGGCAGCCCAGAATAACGCAGTGCCACAGATAGTGCAGGATGCCTCGGATCATTTCCACGTGCCGCCGACGTTGAGCTTCGTGGTCGCGACCTTCCACACGCCGGACACCTTGAGATGTACGGTGCATTCCTTCCAGACGCCGGACACCTTAAGCCAGACCTTGATGGACGGCGGCGGCGCTGCGCCCTGCTGAGTTAGCAGCGTCAGCAGCGACATAGCGTCAGCCGTTCAAGGTCTGGATCTGATTCAGAGTCGCCTGGGTCTCCGCAATGTCGGCGTCAATGCGCTCGATTTGCGCGAGGTCGCCCAGCGCAGCCGCAGAGGAGCGGAGCGAGCTAAGATAGACTAGGCGCTTTTTGAGCAGCGCAATGAGGTCGGGGAGGTTCATGGTCAAATTACCATCTGGCGGTAAAGAATGGTCGAGGTGTTCATGACGAAGTAGATGTATTCAATCTCCGTCGCGCCGTCCTTGTACGTCACATCAAACGCGGTATCGCCGACGATTGCCGCGCCCTGCGTGTAAAACACAGTCGTCCAGCCGTGCATCGCTTGTTCCGCAATGTCGAAACAGAACCAGCGGCCCGTCGCTTCCTTGGTCAGGTAAATCCGATCTTTGTTGTACGAGTACTTGGTTCCCGTCGTGAACGTCTCAGTCGCGGGCGCATAGGTCAGAGCGGCCCAAGAGTTCGCCGCGATGTCGTAGCGGTCCAGCGCAGCGGACGCGCCGCCACGGAACGCGTAGATGTAGCGCCCGTTCAGGATGGTGTTCTCGACGTTCCAGTCTGCGGCGGGTACACTATGAATCCAAGAGCCGCCCATGCCAGCGCCCGGAGCGCCAGCGCGAGCCACGCCGGGCGAGAGCGTCGTCCACGTGTTGCCTGCGATGCTGTAACGGTACAGCGTCACCGCGTTGTTCCCCATGTAATACAGGTAGTCGTCGTTGCCCTCGATGCTGTACGTCGAGGTTGCGTCGGGGTTGGTCGTCCACGCCGCCGAGACGGTCAACGCCGTTGCCGTATTCGATGAGATGATGCGGATCTGTCCCGCGCCCGTGCCGCCCGTGATGCGCACTTGGCACGAGTTGGCCCATTGGTTGGTTGCCCAGTTCTTCGCCGAGTTCGTCAACGTCGTGGCGCCGCCAGCCGTGGCCGTTCCGGTGGCGAATGACTTGAAGCCCGTGTCGATCCACGCGGGCGTACCCACCATGCGCCCATCCGTCGCGATTGTCGCGGGCAGTCCGGTGATGGCTAGCGTCGTCCAAGTGTTCGTTGCAAAATCGTACTTGCGGAACGAACCCGCCGCGAGCGTGCCGGATCCGACCAGAAAAAACACCGGAGCCTTGATGCGATACTGGGAGGTAGCGTCGAACGCCGCCGCTTCGGCAGAGTCAAACGTGATGACCGCGTTCGTGCCGATGGTGTTCGACGCGATGGTCTTCAACTTGCCCGCGTTTGTCCCGCCGACAAAGTACACCGAGTAGCCGCGCAGGTCGCGGGCGAGCGTCTGATTGGTCGTGATTGAAAGCGTAGTGCCTGCCGTCGCGGTCAGCGAGGACGCGCCGACGGTCGTGCCGGTCGAGAACGCGCCAGCCGTGCCCGCAGCACCAGCGGCGAACGTACCCGCGAGCGCGGGCGACGGAACCTGTACCCAGCCGTCCTCGCTCGGGTTGTAGAGATTCGCCACGGTCGTGGAGGTAACGAGCAGTTGCTGCTGCCGAAAATGGCGCGACGAAATGATGAGCGAACCGGCGACGGTCGCGCTCGGCGAAGGCGTGCAGAAATTCCACGCTTTGAGGTCGAGCAGCTTCCGGTTTCCGTTGGTCGTGGGCATGGCGAGTAGTGGTTAAGAGGTCGAAATGTTCCGGCGCAGCGAAGCGGCGTTGATGTTGACGATGGAGGGAATTTTATCGTTCGCGTTGAATCCGCCGATCTGGGTTTGGTTCGTCAGCGTGGCGAGCGTCTGACCACCGGCGAGCGATGCCGTCATGTTGAGATTCGCGGCGGTCGGATTCTCTGCGAGCACGCGCAGACGGCCCGCAAGGTCAGGCGAGGTCAGCCCCACCGTGCGCGTGAGTGAGTTGATCGCCATGCGCAGCGCCTCGATGGCTTCGATCATCTCGCCGTTTACATCGACGGGGAGTGGATTCGCGGAGGAGGCGTCAACGGCAGAACCGTCCGCGCCGACGCTGATCTTTACGCGTTGGTGCAGGACGCCGCTGATCTCGTCCGCTGCGACGGTTGCGCCTGATCCTGGGGTGTATCCTACGTTGTCAGCCATGGCTAGGTGTATTGGAGGTAGATGTCGCCATCAGAACCGCCCGACGGCGCGGCGGTCCCTTCTGAAATGTTGCGCGTCGCCGCCGTGCCGAGTCCGAGCGCCGTGCGTGCGGCTGACGGTGCGCGGTTCTCCCAGCGCTGGTCGGCGTGGTCGTAGAACAGCGAGTCATTCCCGGTCACGGACGCGGTGAACACGTCGTGCAGCTCGGTCAGTTCGAATCCGTTCAACGGGTCAACGTATACGATACCATCGGCCGCGCCCGCTTTCTTAATGCAGTACCCGATTCGCACCGCGTGATTCGGCGCAGTCGGGCGCACGTTGGTCAGCGCACCGCGAGTCACCGACGAAACCCACAAAACGTCGCCCTCGTTGAATGCGTTCGTGTCGACTCCGCGCAGGAGTCCTTTCGTGAGGAGGTATCCTTGCTGATTGTTCGCGATCCCCTCCGCGCAGACGCCGAGCGTTTCGGCTGTATTGGCGTCGGTATTGCCGAGCGCGAAAGTGACAGACAAGCGCGTACCACTTGACCCATCGGCGACCACGGCCTGACCCTTCGTCATCGCGGTGCCGGTCGGATTCAGTACGCGAATGTGCGAGTCGATGCCGAGCAGCGCCTGCACGTTTGACCCGATCAAGCCAGACTCAACCGCGCCTTCGGTGCCGTCCCAAGTCAGCTGACCCGTGCTGGGCGTGATGCTCGACGTGGTGTCGAACGCGGCATAGCTGACCGACGCGATGACGCCTTGCTGCCCCCAGAGCGAACGCACCACGCCGTCGCTGATCTGGCCGGAGGTGATCGAGATCGGGACACTCGTCGCGCCCGTGATCCGGCCCTTGGCATCGACGGCGAAGGTCACGACTGTTCCCGCCGCGCCGTAGGTCGCGGGCGTCACGGTCGTGTTATTCAGGGACAGCGAGAAGGTGCCGCTGGTCGTGATCGGACTGCCCGTAGCGGTGAGGTTCGCGTCAGTCGTGAGGGCCACGCGCGTGACCGTTCCAGACCCGCCCCCGCCGCCTCCGGTCGATTCAATCGCAATCGACCCCGGCCCCTCGGTGATGATGATGCCCGCGCCTGCGGTGAGGTTGGCCGGGACGAAGCCCGCGCCCGTGCTGATCAGGAGTTGCCCCGGCGTGCCCGGCCCGGTCAGGTCGACCAGCGAACCGGACCCGCCGCCGCCACCTGCACCGCGCTGCGCCAGGAGTTGCCAGCCCTTCGCCGTCGGACTCGGGCGCTCGCTGGTCTGCTCGGTGGCGATGTAGCTCGACCCGTTCAGCAGCACGATGTCTAACCGCTCGTAGGTGGTCCCGGCCTGCCAGCGCCCGCGCGGATTCAGCCTGTCCGCTGCAGCAAACGCACGCTGCGACAGGTCGGCCACGTCCAGTTGCAGCCGATCCAGCGCGGCCCGTTCCTGCTCACGGTCGGCCGCAAGGTACTGCTCGACCTTCTCAGCCGCAGTCTTTTCCAAGCTGGAAACAACTGCCGCGATCCGGTCGGCCACGCGCGAGTCAAACGCGGACACGGCCGCGCTGACACGCTCCGACGTGGACGCGGCGAGGTCAACGCGGGCCTGCGCTACTTTGCCGGTCAAAGCGGACTCGATCTGTTCCGGCGTGGTCGGGATCGAACTGCGCAGCGCCGCAATCTGCTGCTCGGTCGTCTGCTGACAAAACGCGGATAGGTCGGCGCGGAGTTCCGGTTCCACGGTCTCCATCGCCAGTTCAACCTCGGAGCGCAACTGAACGCGCAGAGAAGGAATGATCTGCTCAAGGCGGGCCAACTCATTCCGCTGCTCGACCGCGAGGCCGATCAGGTGGTCGATCTGGTCTTGCGTGTCCATGCTTAGGACTTCTTCTCCGACTCAGCCTTGAGTTCCGCGAACCAGTTTCGGCCCGTCAGCTTTCGAGCGGCGAAGTCTGCAACAACGTCGGTGAGTAATTCGCTGCGCGGCGCATCGCTGGAGTTCTCGCGACGGTTCAGCCGTGAGACAATCGCGTTCGCCCACGTCTGCCCGGCGTCACCGCCCCAGCCATTCCACGCCTGCCAGCCCTTCCCTTGATCGCCCCACGTCTCGCCCTGCTTGTCCACTTCGTGCCGGTCAAAGTATGCTTTCATCCGGCGCACGGTGTCTTCGGACAAGGAACGCTTGTTGATGATGTCGCGGGCGCGCGCGAGGCCAACCGAAGTCATGCCGCGCTCGGACGCTGGCTTGCCCTCGCGCACTTCCAGAGCGCGTTTCGCGTTGCTCACCATCGAGTCATTCGGCACGTAGCCGTCCTCCGCGAAGTCGATCACGATGCGCGAATCGTCCAGCGCGGTGTCGGACGGCGCAGGCTCGGCGCTGCTCTTGGCATCCGCTGCACCCTGCGCGGCAGACGTGACCGCATCAACCGCGCTTTGCGTGACGTTCTCGCCGAGTGCCGCAGCCATGGCCGGATTCGCCGGGAGTTGCTGCGTCACCATGCGGATACTGGTCTCCGGCACGTTGTACGTCTTCGCGAGTTCGCTGACGTAGTTCGCTTCGATTGCGATCTGCTCCAGCCGACCGAAAGCGTCCGTGCCTTCCTCGGCGGCGATTTCTTGCAGCGACTTCGCACCCTGTCGGTTCTCGTTGAGGTTAGCCGCAGACTCGCGCCCGATGTCGATTGTCAGCTTTGCCGGGAACCTCCACTCGCCGCGCGTCGCACGCTTGAGCGCCTGCACCACGGTTTCGCCTGACTTGCGCGGAGGCGCAGGAATCTCGTCGCGACTGATCGCGTCAAGGATCACCATGTTCTTGATCGGATCGAGTACCTTGTCCTGCAAGATCCCCTGATGCCGCGTGAATACCCGATCAGCGGCGGCGAAGTCGGCGCGGACTGACGGTCCCTTGTAATTCTGCGTGCCGAACAAGACGCCCTCGGGGATGCCAACGCCGATTGCGATCTCGTGCATCAGGTGTTGCACGAATCCGGCGAACGCTGCCGAGGGGCGAGCGGGCATGACCTCGACCTTATCCGCCGTCCCAAAGTACCGGATGTTCCCGATCTCGCTCTGCTCGTTCTTCTGCTGTTGACCGTTCGCGAGCGTCGAGGCCGGATTCGGCGTGAACAGATTACGACTGTTCGCGGTGCCACGGTCAGAGAAGACCAGCGCGGCTTGCTGCGAGGCGAACCGGACGCCCGCTTTCTCGGCCTCGAGGATCTCGTACAGCATCCGCGC